TATTGCGGAAGAAACCCCCTTATTTTGTACAAAAACCCCAGTTATTGCGGAAGAAACTTTGGCGCCTTTTTTGCCGACCTCGGCATGTTTACCCACAGAAGAAGGAGTTGACACCACAGCCACCGCATCGGGAGCTTCGCTCGCCACCCCGACCAGCATGTTGCGCTCGTCAACTATCATTTCGTCCATGATAATACGTCTACGTCTTGTTTGTTTCATTTCCGCGATATAGCGCTGTTGGATTTCGTAGCTCGTCAACACCTGGTGACGGCGCCAGGCATCAGCGCTAAGCAGGCCCACCCGGGTGCAGCACTTAAGCACCTCGAGTACATAGCCCTCGCTTAACCCCGTTTGCTCACTCACGCGGAAGGGATAATCATCAGACCACCACAAGTAGTACCCTTGTCGATAGATGTCGCACAGCAGGACAATGTACACCAGCACCGCCGGCCCGTTTTGCATGCGAATAAGGCGGCGAATCCTGGTGTCGTCCATCAGGTTGACATCAATCGAGAAGCTATCAATACTTATGTTATTAGGTCGTGCCATGATTATTCCCTTCCGATGTAATCGTTGATTAGTTTGATAAAGTCGCTTAGCGTGCGCACGATGGCATACTGGTAACCCTCGGCCTCGACGGCACGTTGCCACTCGCGTTGTGTTGTGCGCTGGCGTCCATCTTCGGTTTTCATCTCGATGCACAGCGCGCCACACGTGCCACGGCGCACCAGCAGAATCAAGTCACTAACGCCGGCAACCACGCCCTCACTCTTCAGTCGGGAGCCCGTGATAGCGTCACGTCGGCCGCCGTTAGCCACGGCAAACAGATTCATCCATAGTTTAGGATAGCGCAGGCGGAACCACTTCACACAGCTCACCTGCAGCCGATGCTCGGCATCGCGTGCCTTCATGTTCGAGGCACGCCACGCCAGCATCTCTTCCCGGGGGTCGTAGTTATCGTTCATTTCTTGATGATGTCCTTAAGTTGGTGACCAGCGACAAAACGCACACGGCGTGCACCATCGGGCAAGCGCCTGCTGTGGTGGTTCTGGAAATCATAGACACGGCAGCCTTTGCGGGGGATTGTTTCCAGGCGGCCAATGCCACGAAGGATAATCACCATGTCGTCCTTGAGGGCGCTTTGCACCAGGTTAATCAACGTGTTCACAACCTTGGTGCCCTTACGTTTGGGAAGGTGGCAGCACTCATTCAGCACGGCAACCATCGTCTCTTTAGTAACTTTTCTTTTGTCGGTATTCATTGTAGTGGGTGTTATTAGTAATCAATCAGTGTTAATTCTTGTGCGCGTTCTCTTAACTCGGTTAAGCGTGCAATAATGTCGTCGCAGTAGTCGCGCACGGCTACGCTATCATCGGTGCGTGGAAGCGCGGGTAGCGCGTTAATCTCGTCAACGAGTTGCGACAGGCAGCGGAAGTATTGCGCCGTCTCCATCGCCTCGGGGTAATAGCTTTGCTTTTCCATACTATTCTACTATATTGTTGCCTAAATTTGACAATTTATATTCTCTTGCTACTGTGGTGTCGTTGGGGTCGTGCTCGTTGAGGAGTTCTTTGTAGTGCTCAATGGCTTCCGGGTCGATGGCAAGGATGTCGGTAACGTAGGCCCACATCGCCAGCTCGGCAATCGTGCACACCGCGTCACCGAACTCATCATTGAAAAACGTGATACCACTTTCGGGGTCATACTCGGCAGTGCCAAGATGGAAGGACAGGTCGTAAGATTCGATACCGATTAGGCATTTGCCATCGATTGGCAATTCACGGCTATCATGCCACAGGTTCAAGGGCTTACTCATAATCTTCATTGTTAGCGATTAAACCTTTGGTTTGCTCGTTCAGTTCGATGCACTGCCGGAAGGACACACCGGGGAACACCACAAAGGGATAAGGCGAACCGGCATTGTATTCCATGAACTCGCGCACCTCCCAGGTCATGCCGATGCCATCACGGACGAGCACGAGTTGGCCACGCTCAAAGGGTGATGGTTCCTGTTTCTTGGGTTCTACTACGTTGAGACCTTCAAGTTCTTCCAGGCCCATGCGACACATCTTCTTAATGGTCTCGGCAAAACTCTCGGCCTCTTCCACCTGCTCGTCACATATCTTCTTCATGCGCTTGGCGTGGGCGTCAACTTCGGCCTGCATGGCCATCAGGATTGTTTCTAATTTTCCATCGTTGATAAGTTGATTAGTTAATGATTTTGGTTTGTTATCTCTTCGGCCAGCTCGGCAAAGTACCGCTCATCCTTGGGCACGGTGTCCTCACCGCCCATGATGCTGCTGGCAATACCTTTCTTTTGTAGATGATTTGGTAGAGGGCCTTGTCGATGGTGCCACGCCCAATAAGGTAGTAACACGTCACGTTGTCCTTTTGCCCAATGCGGTGGGCGCGGTCCTCGCACTGCACACAGTCGGCCCAGGTCCAGGGAAACTCAACAAAGAGCACCGTTGAACTTGCAGTGAGTGTCAACCCCACGCCCGCTGCCTTGATGCTGCACACAATCACCTGGCATTTTCCATTTTGGAAATTGTCAACGGCGTGCTGCTTCTCGGCCATCGTCTCACGGCCTGTCACCTTCAGGGCCCCGGGGACGGCCTCGACTATCGCGTCAACGACATCGTGCAACGCGCAGAACACAATGATGCTTCGGTCGCTCTCCAGGTGCAACTTGATTAACTCAATCGCCGGTTGCACCTTGCCCACTGCCGACAGGCCACGAAGTGTCATCATCTGAACCAGTGAACGCATGCGCAACTTGCGGCGCACCTCGGCGTTGGTGCATTGCTTATACTCCACCAGGTAGCGCTCTAGGTCGCGGTGTGCTACTTCGTACTCCTCGGCGTTGCTGATGTTAACCCATACGTCAGTGCGCGTTTTCTCGGGCAACTCTTTGAGCACGTCCTTCTTCTCACGGCGGAGCATGAACGAACGCAGGCGCTCGCCCAGCTGGTCAAGGTTGCGACCCTCACGGACTTCAGTGCCACGGACCACACGGCCAGTGGAGACGGTGTACTCATTTAAGAATCCACTCTTGCCGCCGAACTGCCCCAGCCGGCCAAGGATGCTAAGTTGTGCCAACAGGTCCTCGGGGCGGTTCACAACGGGTGTACCCGTGAGCAACACAACACCTTCTTTGCCCGTGGCTAAGCCCTTGCACAGGATGGTTTGTTGCGCTGCGGGGTCTTTTACGCGGTGGCTCTCGTCGATGATGATGCTGCGAAACATTGTGATTGCGGGATTCCACACCACGTCCTGCAGACGCCAGCCACGCTTCTTGTCTCCGGTGGACCATACAAAGTATTTCTTCAGGCTCTCATAGTTCACCACGACGGCCTGGAACATACCACTGTGCAGCAGGTAGGGCCAGGTTGCTTGCTCGCAAGAGGTAAGCAGCAGCGCGTCTTTTCCGGTGAAGCGCTTAATCTCTCGCACCCAGTTAACCTTCAACGCGCTGGGGCACACCACCACGCACGGCCACAAGCCCGCCTCGGCGATGATACCAATGCCCTGCAGGGTTTTGCCCAGGCCCGGCTCGTCGGCCAGCAGCACGCGCTTTTCACGCACGCCCAGGTCGATGCCGGTGCGTTGATAGTCGTAGGGTTTAACAAGTAACTTGGTCATTGTCTTGCTTGGAAAAAGTGGCGGCACGTTGCCGTGGCGCGGTGCCGCCACAAATTGACACCTTGTTCCCACCTTTGGCGAGGTGGGCGCAGTCTTGTTGATAGCCTGGTGAGTGCTTGACTATCTTCAAGTCGGTGCAACTGCAGGACCGCACGTGAGCACGCTGGGTTGATTGCACCGGAAGAGCGCTAAAGCGCTGGGAACATAACCTAATTAAGACTGATGCTTAACTTATCGAGGTCTTTACCATTGGTACTGCGGCGGAGGTTGTCCATGAATAGCAGCGATAGGTCGGCTATCATGCGGCCCACGTATGCGCGCTCGCTGTTGGTCAGCTCGTCCATGTCACACTCCACGGTGCCGGCCATCAC